GCCCCCAGCGCGTGGGTCGTCGTGCTCGTGGCCTGAAGGTTGGCCCCCAGGACGTGGGTCGATGTTCTTGTCGTGAAACCGACCACGAACCACAGTGACGGTTTGAACGGGAGCAAGACCGGGACGTGGGGGGAAATGGTGGGGGAGTTCTGGGGCGTTAGGTGGTACCCGCCCACGACGTCATTGTCGTTCCTGATTAGGGGCCAGTATGCCACCAAGTTCTGGGGCCTGACAAATAAAGGAGAAAATCCCTTCGCCAGGGTGGCCACCTCGGTGTCGGTCAGGGCTATGTTCCAGACAGCAGCCTCGGCCACTGCGCCGCTTACATAATACCAAGGCGTACTATCACCGGCTCGTCCGATTGATACTCGGTCTAGGCCGGACGGGCTCCTTTCCGTCGAGTTCGATCCCTTGTTCCCACCGTCCAGGTATGCGTCGCGGGAGGTCGAGGAGGTGAACACGGCACACGCATGGTGCCATGTATTCGCGCTATAGCCGGAAGTAGTGTCAGCGCTTGAATACGAACCATCATAGCAGAATGCCCGAATAGGGTCACCTACTGCGCCACCTGCGGCTGAGAGGGCGAATGCCTGGTCTGCGACATCTTTGTCACAGATGTAGATCAAATATTGCGTAGCAGTGATTATGTCAGAATTAAAAGAGCATGCCAAGGTGAGGGGGGTGGTCGTTACCGGGGCACTATCTAATTCGGAATATTGACTCGACGCATCATCATACTGGCGACTCATTCATCACGTCTCTCGGATCTCTAGGAAGACCAGCTCCGCATCACCCGAGGCCGTGTCGCTGGAAGCGTCCCGCGTGACCTTGACGCGGAACCCTTCCCCGGCGGCCACGCTGTCCATGTCCGCGCCATCCGTGAAGGCCACGCTGACGATGTCTACCAGGCCGGACGTGCCCGGTACAGTCGTGTTGTCCACGCTGTTGACGGCGGCGAAACTGTCAGAATCTAGGTCTTGCTGCTGATCCCCGATTCTCTCGAAGCACACGTCCCAGTCCACGTCACCCGACGTGGCCGAGGACATGGCGTAATGGATGTAGACCGTCACCCCGCCACCGTCGTAGTTCTGGGGCATGACGGCAGAGAAGACGGCATCCTCGTTCGTGCTGGCGTCGAAGTCCAGCACAGGGTGCTGGTTGCGCGTGTCCAGGGTCGCTGGGTTGGAGGACGGTGGTTCATTTCCCAGGGGGGTGAATATCAAAAGCGTGTCTCCGCTGGCCATCAGTCAACCTCCTCTTGCACTATTCGCCTGGCATACGTGCCCAGGTTTACCCCGGAGACGTCGGCGGCCCTGACGGACGTCAGCACTAGCAGCAGGTCTGCTTTTTGGAGTGGCGTAGCGTTGCTCTTGAAGGGTTCGCCGAGCGCCCCATTGTAGCCTGTGTCAGGGGCCGTGTTTCCCTGGGCACTGTCGATCCAATCATCCGCGTCGGCCACCGCGCCGGTATTCGTACCCTGGTCATACAGGTCACTCTTGAAGAACCCGGAAACCTCCACGCCACGGTTGGACCACCAGCGCATCAAACCGTTCTTTATTTGCTGCCTCGCAGCCTCTGACAATGCGGCCATGTCATGCCTCCTCTAAAACAAAAGCGCGACCACGTGGTCGCGCAGAACTTACCCGGCGCGTTGTATCGCACGAGGTGTGTCGTCGTTATTTTTCCTGGGCGGCATTGTATTGCCGCCGGCCTTATCGTTCCTGCTCTTGCAACCTCACTTCATGCATGAGGGGGTGCCTGGAGGGCTGCCCGCCCATGACGATTCCGCCGGTCTCGTCATTGACGTAGAGGACGGCCTGCATGTTGCGACCTTTGACGAGCCGCTGCCAGCCGACCAGGTGGATTCTGTCATGCCCACCCTTGGCGTCCTGCCTGTGGCGCACTCGCCAAATCAGGCGTTTAGGCCCGACGTCCTCATCTCCACCGGAGTCGTCCCTGAAGTCCACCACTACCAGCGTGCGTCCAGAGACGTCCACCAGCTCGAAGGCCGCCAGCCTGGCTCGGTCGATGTCCCCGTAGGTGGCAGGAGGGGAGGCCCCATTGTACTGGACTAACCTCGTCCCGTCGTCGTAGTGGGCGATCCAGGAAAGGTTGTTACGACTCATCGTACTCGAAAGTCATCGTTTCCTCGGCGGTATTCCCGGCCCCGGCTGTGTCGACCACGTTGATCTGGTAGACGACGAAGAAGTCGCCGGCAGACCCGGTGGAGGCGTCTATCGACCCGGAAATCGTCAGCTTGCACCCCGAGTCGTACAGGAACATCGGGGAGGTCGAGCCATCCCGGGGACAGCCGGACAGGGAGGCGTGGTTCGTCACGTTCAGGAGTTCACCGGACGAGCCAGCCGTGCCCGTGGCCTGATCATAGGCCGAAGCGGTGGATACGATGGCGTTTACCCCTGTTCCTAGGGAGTTCGTACCGTCTGTGTACCAGAAGATATTGTCGATGGCCGTGTCCGGGGCCACGGTAGCCACCAGGGCCGTGTGGGCCCAGTACGAGTAGTTGGACCCTGATGAGGGGATCGGGATTGGGCTGCCCTGGGTCGCCTCGTCGCTCGTGCCCAGGGTCAGGGAGGCGCTGGTGATGTCGTTGGAGGCCCCGGGGTTCGCCCCGTTCCACCTGCCGATTTTGACTGTTGCTGCCATTTCTTGATCCTTTCCGTCATTCTGGCCACAGCCAGAACCCGAACCGCATGGCGCTGGCCTCGTCGTCGCCGCACGTCAGGTCTATCCTGACGGCGTCCCCGATGATGGTCATCTCACACGCCACGGACGCCCCTTCGGCCACGGTGTCCGAGGCTGACATGTAGTCCCAGTTCACGCCGCCGTCCACGGACTGGCGCAGGGCGATCCCGGAGCCGGCGATCAGAGAGGCGTCCGTCCTGAAGTAACCTCGAAGCGAACCGTAGCCCAGGGCGAACATGCTCGCGGAAGATGCCCCGGTCGCGGTGAAACAACCGGAGGTCAACCGCCATACTTCCAGCGGAACCTGAGGGTATTGCCTGCCCATCAGGACCTCCTACGTCTGGCTCGCGCCGAGCTTGTCTGAGACGTACTGTAACTTCACACCTAGGAAGGCAATGCCGCTGCCTCCCGTGTCAGCCGCTACCGTTTGGTCGTGGACCAGGATGAAGGCAGCAGCCACGTCATCCGCGCCGAAGCTAGGCAGGTTGCCGATGTTTGTCTCATGGAACACACCTGACGCGGTATAGTTGTAGGCCGCACAGGCCCCGGTCGAGGCAGCCTGCCTCACGGCAGCAGAAGCGGATAAATATGACATCCCCGCTTTGATGACGAATACGGAGCCGGTCGTCGCGTTCTCGTCGTGGACCGTCCACACCGGGCGGGCCTGGACGCAGCCGGTAGTGGCTGCGTCAAGCGGCACAGGAAAAACAGTCTGGGCGTAGACCATCGATCCGGTCACGTTAGTATGCGGCTGGATGACCGGGAATCCCAGGCTGGCCGCGTCGAGATTCAAGAAAATGCTCCCGCTAACCGAGATCGGTAGGGAGGCCGCGATCATCGAGCCACCTTCGAAATTCTCGTTGACGGACCCAGCGGTCAGACCGGAGGCGACCGTGAAGGCAGTCGCCGGCAGCCATAGCTGCTTTGATACTTGGGAACAAGCCGACAGGGCGAACGGGACTCCGGTCAGGGTAAACGTACCGTCAGAGGCGACGTCCGTGTACGTGGTGTTGTCCCCGATCCTGATCCCGCCTGCCGCGTCGATTCTCCTTCGATATTTCAAAGGCATTTTTTTAACCTCCTTGGAGGCCCCGGGGGCAATCCGGGGCGTCTGGGTGACGGTTTAGGGCCCGCCCAGGCCGGGCCATCAAAAAGAGACGGGAGAAGAAGTCAAGCAGTTTTTCTAACTGCTTGACCTCCTGGCATTAGTTATATACGGTGTCAATTATGCAGAGGCGCTCACGTCGTAAAATCCGCCGCCCGCGTCTGAGGCTGTGATGCACTCGTCCATCCACTCTTCGGCCTCGATCAGGTCCCGGTGTCGAACGTCCTCCCGGTATCGGCTTACCGACCGCGCTCCCCAGCGGAAGCAGTACCCTGCTGTGGGCTCATCAATGGCCGGGGCGGGGGTCACGTAGCCGACCCACAGGAAATCGCCCCAGATGTCGGTCATGGCGGCGGTCGCGCCTTCCTCGGAGGTATCTTTGCGGGCCCGCCCGATCAGGACCTTGTCAACGTCGAACCAACCTTGCAGGTCAGCCGCGATGAGCTTACCGCCCTCGCGCTGGTACTTGACCCTGTCTACCAGATCCGGGTGATTGCGAAGTGACTTCCAGGCGTTGCGTCCCACGACCATCACGTTGGCCGGGCGGCCTATCTGGCCCTCCACGGCGTAGATCAGGTTGGAGATGTCGCCCCAGGCGTCACTGGTCACGGCATCCCACTTGGTGCCTGGGTTGGATGCTGAGGCCCAGCTTCCGGAAGCGCCGATGATGGTGGCCACCCGGTCCTCCATGCCTAGCATGAGACCGTCGGTCACGAAGTTCGTCGCGTTGACGTCAGGGCGGAGAGGGGCGTCCGCGTTGTTGCGCGTTTCGTCCGCCACCCCCTTGGCGAGGGAGTAGTTTAGGCAGATGTAGCTGGCGGTTGATATGCCGTAGTCAACCTCAGGGGCTGCTTCCCCAGGCGCCCTCGTTCCAGCCCGCAGCCGGAACCAGGCGTTTTTGTCCCAGACGAAGTAACTGTCCGACTGGTTGTTCACCGGTACGACCGGAAAAACCTGGTCGGCGATGTAAAACTTGTTGCTGTACGCAACGGAAATGTTTGATAGAGGTCTATTGACGTGGACGTCTCGTCTCGTCGGTCTAGGCATGTTGCACCTCCTGCGATGTTTGTCGTTCTGTCATGTCAGCCTCCTTACGGCGTGTTGTCAGCCACCGTGATGGACGGCTGCCAGATGAAGTCGATCAGGACGCACGCGCCGGATGCGAGGGCCTTGAGGGACTGGCCCATCACGGCGGAACCGCCCGCCAGGACGGCCTGGCCGTCTGAGCCGGCGGTGATGAAGTCACCAATGGCTATCGCTCCACCAGTGGTGTCGCCGTAGACTTTCACTCGCCCACCCATCACGATGTTCCCGACGTCCCCGCTACGGGGGTTGTCGTACAACACCCCAATGGGGGCCGGGTTGCTCGCGCCGCTGGCGAGGTCGAAGTTCTCCGCGCCGCCGGAAAGCTTGACGAAGTGGTATATCCACGTCTCTGCGTCGCCGCTGGCGGACAGGCTGATCGACGGTTGGTTGTTTTGGCTATAGGCTGTCATCGTTCACCTCCTGGGGTTTGTTCATCCCACTCCTTCAGGAGCTCGGCTTGCTTCTCTGGCGGCAGATCCATCAGGGCCTCCTCGAAAGTAACGTCCTTTTCCTTCGCGGCCTTGGCCACGGCGTCTTCGATGGCCACTTGGGCAGGGGTTCTCGCCGAACCGATCTCGGCATACAGGCTGGACTGGTAGAGCTGCCGGTCTGCGGCCCCCAGGAGGGCCTCCAGTTTGGCGTAGTCCTCGTCCGGCATGCCGTCCTGCGCCTTGATGAGTATTTCTGCCAGGTCGGTCGAGCTAACCGGCAGCCGCATCAAGGTCTCGGCCTTGCGCACCATTTGGGACTTTCGCAGGCTTGCTTTGCTACCGTCGGCCTCGGAGCGGAGCTTAGACACCTCCTCACGGAGCGAATCGTTCTCTCCCTTCAGCTCGGCCTGGGCCTTCTGCACGTCGTCCAGTAGGCCTTGGTACTTGGCCTCGATGCCTGTTAGGTGCGCCTTGAGCAGCGCCTCGGTCGCGACCACATTGGTCTTCGCCACTTTGTCCTCCTCCGGGCCCTGGGCGTCAGACTTGCGAGTCTTTCCGCCCTTGCCCTTCACGCCTGCCTCGTCCTCCTCTTCTTCCTCGGTCATCCCCTGCATGGCCAGGGACAACTTCGCCGGGGTAGTCCCCAGCATCTTGGCCGCTGCGGCGATATCCTTCGGAGTCGGGGCAGACTTGGCAGCGTCTTCCTCAGCACCCTCGTCCTGGCTTGATTTCAGGGCATTCGTCACGGCGACGCCGATCTTCTCAAGCCAGCCCTTGGGTGGTTCGTCCGGGATGGTTACGCCTGTATTCTGGCCTTCCTCTTCCTGGACTTCCTCTTCGATGGTGATCTCATCGGGCATGTGTGCCTCCTTGGATTTGATCAATAAAAAATTGACGCCCGGCTTATCATCGTCCGAGGCGGACACGGCACCCCGTGAGACCAGGCCCACGGACGACACGGTTATTTGTGATAGGTCAAAGGTTTCATTTTCGTCAGGCATCATTTGAACAAAAAAAAAGCGCGGCGGGCGATCCCGTCGCGCTGTGAACTAAAACAAAAAAGCGGGAACCAAAGCGATTCCCGCCGCATAGGTACATCTTATCATGGCACGCGCCTGTTTGTCAAGCAGGCCGCCCTCTCGGAACGTCCCGAGATTTCAGGATGTTGGCGTGCGATTCCCCCTGCCCTTGATGCTGTAGGCGCTGATCTCCCCCTTTTCTATCTTCTTCCAGATGTCATCGGAGAACACCTTCGAGGCCAGGACCCAGGAACCCTTCGCCACGTCCTTCCCGTTCAGCTCGAAGTCCACCGGCGCGAGGAAGGATTCCACCACGCACACGTCTCCCTTGGGGATCAGGTGCTCGTGCTGCTCGTCGTACCGCTGGGATTTGATCATGAAGTTCCAGGCCGCCGCCTCGATCTCCTCGACGTTGACCGAGTCCTTCTGGCTGTCTGGGACGTCTGGTCGCAGGGGGATGCCGTACACGACCCGCTTGGGGACGTCCGCCTTGACGATGGCGAACTCGAACTCGAAGTCTGACTTCGCCAGGCCCGCCCGCCGCAGGGTGTCCTCTCCGGGCTGCATGTCTGCCGACCTCATCAGGCGCACCAACTCGCGGGCCGCTTTCGCCTTGGCCTCTTCCGGGGCCTGCACCTCCTGGCCCCTGGAGCCACCCAGGGAACCGGCGGCAGCCCGAAGGGCATTGATGTTGGTGGGGCCTCCCGGAGTAGCCCTGATCGGTAGCTTGCACAGGCCTTTTTTCTTTTCTTCACCTGGGGGGTTGAGGTCTATCAGGCAAACTTTGGCGTAGTCCTCCGGGGAGAGGTTGGGGGCCGGGTCAGACCAGGGAACAGACGTGAACCGCTCGGCCTTACCCAACCAGGCCCTGGCCAGGTCACCAAGGGTGACGCGATCCCCGACTACCTTCAATACGGTCTC